CGTACTTCATCTGATGAGAGACGAATCATTCTCACCATAGCTAAGTTACGTTCTAGTTCATTGAGCATCTTCTTGAGTTTTATTGTAAACTATAATTCGTTGACCGTCGTGAGTAAAAACGAGTTCATCGTCATGCCCCCAACATAGTTCTTCATATAGAGAGTTAAGTCTCTCCATGTCATCATATAAGGCGTTGGGGTTTGGCATTAGCGGTTCATTTTAGTTTCAATGTTTTCTTTGATGCTACCCATGTCAGAATAAGAAGCATTCATACCAGACATACTACCATCGTATGTGTCGGTGTGCATAACTTCATCATATCCTGACCTTTCTAGGATCTTGCCTTTGATCTCTAGTTGCTTTTTCTCCTTCTGGATCCTACGCAAGAATGCATAGTAAATGATCTGAGTGAAATAAGCGAATGGGTTCTTGGATTTTTCTGGGTCAAAGTTGTCAATGTATTGGAGACAGTTTTCAATGCCATCACAAATCATGTCCTCACGGAACATATAATTGACAAAGTTCGGTTTGTAAGATAGGTGTGTTGCGATCTTTAGAAAGCAAGAACCAATATAATTGGTGACTCGTGGGCGAGGTTTGCCAGCTTCCTTTGCGGCATGAACCTTCTGCCGATAGTCAGTGATCGCAGCAAGGAACTCTTTGTTGTTGACGTAGTATTCTGTCTTTTTTCTTGTCATTACTGCAGGTGCCATGGTTTAGTACCATAATCATGTACTAATAGTAGCATGTAAAAGGAACTTTGTAAAGGGGTTTGTAAAGGGGGCTTGACAGAACCTCAGAAACTCAGTACAATTAACCTTGTAGAGGTTCAGACAAAGGTATTAGCTTTTATTAAAGATATCCTCTAAAGACTTTTTCATCTGATTTACTGAACCTAAGTAACCAGACTGGCGCGGAAGCTTACCTCCTCTTCCAGTAATATTCTTTCCGTTTTCTAGTCTCTGTAAAGTTTTTTCGTAGAAGTCTTGAATCATAGGATCAATTTCAGTCATCGTCATGATGTGATCACGTTTAATAATAAACATGTTATCAAACGAGGCGTTGATCCATTCACTAAAAGAAAAACCAGATACTTCTAATTGCCCTTTCTTCTGTCTTGCACCAAGGACTTGGAGAGGGTTTTCTAGTAGGACTTTATCTTCATCTTCTAGATAACAGACTTTAGCTACTATTTCCTCTCCAGTCATTAATTTTATTGTGGCATAAAATTCTTCATCCATATTAGTTTGCTCTAAGGTTTACTCTGATAACCTCATACTTAAAGTTTTCATCATTATAAATGTTGACTCTTTCATTCAAGTGCCGAAGCGTATAATTCTGACCGCCGATGTCATCAGCAATATCGTATAAAGTTGCGATATCTTTTCCCTCACCTTTTCTGAGTACACGACCAATAGATTGTAGGTTTCGTATACGAGATTTGCTAGGAGAAGCAAAGATAATATTATGTAATCTTTTAATGTTAATACCTGTAGAGAAAGTTCCGTAAGATGCTATGATAACAGCATTGTTTTCCGTCTCAGTAATTTGACGAACAGCTTCTCTATCCTCTACATCAGTACCGCCATGAACAAAGAATAATCTTCGTTCAGGGTCTATAGTATTATTTATTAGTTCATAAAGTGGTTCACCGTGCTTTTCAATGTAGTTAAATAGAACTAGGGTATTACCTTTAATATCCTTAACTAAATTTTTAATAAGATTATTTCTTCCTTTATGCTCTACAAGATATTCCATTTCATCATGGTATGTCTCGAAATGCTGAGGAGCGTGTTTACACAGAAGTATTTTTATTCTAAAATTAGAAAGATAACCAGATTTGATCAGGTCATCTGTTTTAGTTACTCTCTCACAATCTCCAAACAATCCCTCTAGTACCCACTTATGTGTCTTGCTACCATCAAGTGTTCCAGTAAAACCAAAACGGTACTTGGCATTGTGTAGCTTAGTCATGATTCCTGTGAGGGACTTTGACTTAAATAGGTGTGCTTCATCACCGATAACACAGTCAATATCATCAAAGTATCTTTTGGGAAATTTGTAGATTGATTGCCAGGTTGAAATAATAATTGGTTTATCCGTATTTTTATCCTTGCCCGAATATATTTTATGCACATGGTCGTCCGCATTCCACCCGTAATCGTTAAAGTCATTGACCATTTGTTCTACGAGGGACGTAGTAGGGACGATGATCAGCGTCTTCTTGTTGGTAGCAGTATAGTATCTGACGAGGGAATAGATCATAAGAGACTTCCCAGATCCCGTAGGAGAAAGAAGTAACTTTCGATTATTTTTTATAGCTTCGTAGACTGCACGGTATTGATAGTCACGAGGTTTAATATCGCCGTGGACAATTTTATCCATGAAAGTCTTTACACCAGCAGGAGAAACAAAACCATTGGGGTCTTCTACATCTCCATACCAATCATTCTTTTCATATTCAATATGGTAACTTCTTTCGTACGCCCAAGTTTCTAAATGTTTTTTTAGACCATGATATAATTCACCTGTACCTGGTGAATACAAACGAATAGTTCCATCCCAGTATTTGTATCTAGGATTCTTTTTTAAGAACTTAGCTTCGGGAACTTCAAAAGTAAAGTAGTCTGACAGTTCTTGATGAACGTGTGGTTCTTTTGAATTAATTGTGATGTAAACTTCGTTCTTCTTTTTAATACTAAGGGTAGTCATCATTGTCCGTTTACAAATTTCTCCCATTCAATAGCACTCTTGATCTGGAACCCTCTGTTTGAAATTTGACGCATGACTTGATCTAACCAGTACAACATCTGATCTAGATATTTAATTTTTGCCTCAAGATTGATAATCTCATCATCGCTCTCAAGGTAAGTTTTCATTTTCTCGGAAGTCTTAATGCTAGATCCAAATGGTTTTTCAGCGTAAACTTTTGCGTCTGCTTCTCCTGAATAGTATTCACGCTTTTGTCTAACCAATTTACGGATCTCAAATTCTAGTGAGGCTTTGATCTGAGAGATGTCAGTGTAATGGTTTAAGTATTTATTGTGTTGAAATGGGATCTCAAGAGCTAGTTGTCCCAAATCTGTGGTATAATTTTTATTCTTGAACTGAAAATCAACAGCACTATCTTCTGCCCAGTCCGCTCTTAAGTTGTCAAATTTATTACGAAGAGAATCAAAATTCATAGAGGTTTCATCTGTTTATCACGAAGGAAAAACTGCTGGTGCTTGAATGTCACCTCTGCAGTAATATATTCCACATCAGTTATTGTAGCATCGAACTGTAAATTAGTTAGAGAGACAGGGAATATATCTCTGAACTCTACAACAAATGCTGGGTTGTATTGGGAAGTAACTATGTGTAGCTGTGCATTAGTAAGAATATCTAATTCATTTGTTGTACGTTGCATCTGATCTGCATTACCATTGTCTCTTATCCATGTATGAATAGAGTTATAATTAACTAGATCTTCGTCAACAATAAAACGTACAGTAAAATCCCCAAACGTTACTCCGCCACCAGGAATAATAGGCAGGTTTCTAAACCTACTTGGAACTTCCGTAACAGGCATTTGAACGTCAGGAACATTTGCTGATTGACAAAAGAAATCTACCCCCGCAAACTTTTCTAGTTTCAGGAGATAACCAATAGGATTTAAGAAGTTCCTATTTCTAGGTTGTTCTTTGTACCATTCAGCAGACATGTCAACTTCCTAAGTTATAAGTATTTAGGGGTTGTTTGGATCTAGTCCTAGACCGATAAGGTACTCTCTCCACCATTCAACTCTTGGTTTTTTCCAATTTGGAACAGGCAAACCTTTTTCCGTGTAATATTCTTCAATAGCTTTGTCAATTATTTCTGCTATCTCTAGTTGACGTATTCTTTTTCTAAGAACATCCATGTTCATTGCGTTAGCGTTGAAATACTCTTTGGATTGGAACTTGTTTTAATTTATCTATAACGTCAGATTCTACTCTATTAACTATTTGATCTAGTAAATCCACATCAATATGCATGAACGGTGGAATAATACCTAACAAACGAAGTAACCCATCAACGAATAAAGCAAGAGTTGTAAATCCTAAAATCATAGAGATTACCGTAGCGTCTCTATTATGTTTTGCCATTGATGCTTCATCAATTTTTCTAGCTTCAGCAATTGCTTCTTGAACAGCAGCTGCAATCAAAGCATCAACTTCTTCTTTCGTATATGAGTTATTTCCAATATCCGAAAAGGGAAACTCAAGTTTTTTTTCTCTTATTGGTGTCGTCATTTTCCCAAAAGTCTTCCCAATCAGTTGGCGAGTTTGTAACATCTTCTATTCTGTTTTTGTTTTTTAAGTAATCTAACTTAATTCCTTTTAATTGTAGCACAATTTTTTTAGCTTCGGTCATTTCGTCATGATAAAAAATTATTCCATCGGTGTCACTCATTCCTTGATCACCACTCATCATCTTCTTCCTCAGATTCATCCCATACTTCATACGGTCCTCGCTGCATACGTTTTAATTTCTCAGTCTCAGAATTAAACGATGCAGTTTCAGTTAATAATAAAGCTAGCTTCATAACAATAAAAATTATTGCTAGAGGTGACAAGCAAAGTATTAATACTAATGATAAGTTATTGTTCATTGCCAATATTCATCTAATCTTTCTAACACATTCATTAGTATGCGTTGTGCAGCACCACGTTGTCTGTCATCCCATTCAGGATACCATGACTTATCAGCAAGACCAGTCTTCATTTTCATAATGTAAGCGGTCATGTTAACTTTATCAAGTCTGCCGTTCATAATATAGGGAATTGGTTTTTACTATTTAGTCGCATAAAAAAAGACCCCCCGTGAGGGAGGTCTTGAAGTGTGAACCTGTATCAGGTAAGGTTAGCAACTCTAACTCTTCTGTAATACTGGTTGCGGTTATGTGTAAGTGCCTCAGCATCAGGTGTGCCGTTGCTCTGTACAACGAATGGGTTAGCGACCATACCGTATCTAGTCTTGAAGCCAATCTTGGGCTGGAAGGTAGATGGGTCAATGCTTCTGAGCATTTGTAGGGGAACGTATGGGCAGTAGAACAGTCCACTGTCATAAGGTGAAGTACCCTTGTAACCAACAACATAGTAGTGAGTGTTGGAAACGTTAGCAGAATAAGGATCAACGAAGACCTTGATTCTTCCGTTCATTGTACCTACAAGTAGGTTACCTGTGTCATCTACTTCACCAATGGA